GTGGAAATAACCGTCGCCATAGCCCGAAGGGCCGTATAGGCGCAGTCGCGGATGAAGCGTACGGCGTGTAAGAATTGCCGTACGCCCGCACACAGTCGTCGTCTTCGCAGACAGCGAGCGTGATTGCGTAAAAAATGAGGGTTTCGAGTGGAAAGGTGAAACCGTTCCCCATTGACGAGAACTTTTCAAGCCGGTGGCGGTAGTTAATGCCAGCACCCGCACCCGCGAGGGTGTAGGTGATATAAGGCGACCGCCCAGCCAGCAGAAGGGAGTACCAATCAACAGGTAGTAGGTGCGCAACGAGACCCTTGGCAAGGGTATCAGAGGCGCTACTGAGGTCGATGGTTGCAAAGCCACCTGTGAGGCTACCGATTCGAGCCAGTCGCTGATTCTTTGACTGATCCGAGATGTCGAGCCCACACCTCCTGAGACGGTCGGCAATATAGTCGCCAAGGCCTAGCTGATAGAACGTATTCAGCATAGGCTCAACAACAATTGCTCTGTCCGTCTTCCAGTTCTTTGGGACGAAGCTCAACCTCCCGTCATGCAGTTCGACGGGTGCCCAATGGACATCCCCTTCTGTTTCGGGCAGCAGCCCGGGACACTCACGGAGGAGGGCCCCTGCCAGGGGAAGGAGGCTAGCACTACAAGCGATTGGGTCTGCGAGTTTGTACGCAGCCGACGCATTTTGTTTTTTCCTGGTGGTCGTCGCCCCCGGGCCGAACCTGAACTTTAGGTCGGCTAGGTGCGGGGCTTCCCCGAGGATTGTGGAGATTTTCCGCTGGGCTGAGTGCAATGCTCGCTCAACGTGCGGTCGGAATTGAAACCGACCCGCACTCCACAGTTCGAAAAGCGTATTCGTCTCTTTGCAGAGATTCTCCGCTTCTACGAATTTATCCAGGGATGCAGAACGACGGTCTACTCCGAGGTCGAGGTCGGCCCTTTTTGAAAACAGGGCTGAGACTTGACGGACGGTTCGACTATCGTCTGCGGAAAGCTCCGCGTAAGCAGGACTAAGGTCACACAAAGCACGAATATCACACCCAGCAACGTCACGAGTGACGCGGTCCCGAGTTGGGACGTGCTGGATGGAATGTGCAAGATCCTGTGCGATCGCCAGAAGAAACGAGTTTGTTTCATCAGTACTCCAGGTGTCACCTATCGCGCCGAATTGGCGACTGTACTTCGTCTTGAAATGAGACATGGTACGTGATCCTTTTGTTTAAAGGGTTAGGTGGCAGACAACAGCTGGTCCATGGCTTCCGGGAGGAAGCCGGTTGCAACGGGCGCGACCGAAGTCGACACGTTGCCCAGCAAGTTGGTGAGGAGCTGTCGGGCGAGCCGTCGGCCAGTGATGGTCGAACGGGGATGCGCGAAGCTGATCGCTTGGAAGCGATCAACGAACGCAACCTTAGGCGCTGCCGTATAGCCGGCCGAGTTCTGGCCGGAGACGGACTCCATCGTTGGTACGTCGACTTGGGCGCTCACCTTCGTGACCCCACTCTTGAGCACCTCGATGTTAACCTGCGCAGAGATCTGGGCGTATAGCGGGAGGGCAGCATTTGCCTCTCGCCAAAGCGCTGTGATCTTCTGTTTCTCGCGGGTCACCGAGACTGCTTTGAGGGTGTGGGAGACCGGGGTGGCTGCGCCGTCGAAGACGGTAATATCAGCGATTTGAGACATGGTGTTTCCTTACAAAGGGTTGAGATTAAGCCAAAAATTTCAGCTTGGAAGTGAGGAGTGCAGCTGCTTGCGAAGCGTGGATAGCCGTTACGACCTTCCGGACCGGTTTAATGGTCGGGAAAGGAACGTCGAGGCTCCCAACAACAGTACGTTGCATCCAGTGGTAAGTCTGCCAGGCACCAGAGAGACCGGTGTAGGTGACCCCACTAATTTTAACGCTGTTCGCAGTCGGTCTGGATTGACCATAGACACGACGGGTTTTGACGAAGTTGCCTGTGAGGGCGGATGAAACCGTGCGAGCGTCTAGATAGGCGCCAATCGGTACCACCCAGTCCAACACAAAAGAGTACATGGTGCGTTCATACAAAAGGCTCGGGATGTCATAAAGACCAACCAAAGCCGGAACGTTGACGTCGTACAAGTACGCCGTGATTGCCATGCCACTCCAGCCATACGTAAAAGATGGGTCATACTGAACCCACGCAGAGCTGGTACTCTTTACATCCAACTTCAGACGTCGTCTAGCACGGACGCGCGCCACAGGGGACCCGGAGGCCTCCTGCCATGCAAGGTACCGCATGAGCGCGTCAGTGTCGTCAATGAGAGGCCGGACACCATAGATCCACCACAGATAAAGATTTGCCACTCCTTTCGGAAGGCCGCGCAGGGGAGAGATTTCTCGCTCCTTACGTGCACGCTCACCGCGGAACAACCACTGGAATGCGGCAGCCAGATCACCTTTTGCGAGGGAAGAAACACCCCACGCAAGGTTAGTCAGGTTGCCACCCAGCATACGGTAAGTCTTATCCACCTCGGCCAGAGAAACGGCCATGTTGAGGTCTGAGCCCACCAACTTCTCGCGAAGCTTCTGGATGACATTGATTTCGTCGTTCGCACTCCACGGATCCGTCCACGTATGGCCGAACCCGTAGGATAAGTACGTTCCCGATCGAAAGTCATCAGTTGTAACGCGAGTGTTGAAGGCCTTAGTGTGGGTTTTGGTGTAATTGTGCAGCTCTAGTGAACCATTGGCAGCAGCGCGGGCCCTTTGGACCCTTAAGCTTTTACCTTTGGCCACGCGGAGCATATACGCGTACTCTAACCTGTCCTTTTTAGGGTCGATGGTATGACCCCACGCATCTTTCAATGGAGGTAAATCTTTCCACTTCTGTTTGCGAGGCATGATCGACGGCCAGTTGGCGCCGGTCCAGGATTTGTTCACAACAGGGCCCACCGTAGAGGCGGTCCCGATAGAGTACGATCCGGTAGTCATGTCTTACACTCCAAGCGACAGGGCCAGAAGCCCTGACCGCAGTAGCGCCTCACGGCGCGAACGAAACCGCCTAGCATCACGATCACTTCAACCCGAAAGTTGAAGTTAAAAGGA